GCTCGTGGGCGTAGGCGGCCCTCTGAGTCAAATATTTCTATCTCGTTATATTCGTCTCGGAGGCGCACGACGGCTTCGGAGACTAAGCTCATCGTTAGCGGCGTTTCGTTGCAGTGTGCAACGAAAAGTTCAGAGAGCGACACGGGCGTGCTGTCTCCTGCAGAACCGTCGTTGATCATCCGGGGAAGTTGCTCGACGGCAGCGTTAACAGAGTCGATCCGTGCATTTGTGCCAAAATCGAATTCCAAACTGAGCTGATTATTGTCTATACTTGGATCGTATCCTAGGGCATTGAATCCAGATTTACCCGGGTGCGAAAAAGTATTGGATAAATCCCAATGTCGACGCGCCATCTCATCCCGAGCGCGGGCATGCATAGATAGATGTATCAGCCAATAAGACCATCGGCTCTGCGGCGATCTTATAAAAAACGGGGTATAAAAGGCGGCACCGGTGCGATCTATGATGTGTTTATACAGAAATCCTTGAATCACCGCTCTCTGTGCTCTCTCTGTGCGCATGTCCTTGAGAGCTTCACCCAGCAAAGGGCTTAGTTCGATACGCTGACCAGCTCGCATTTTTGAAGTCTGATCGGTCAGATAGTTGATGAGCGTGTCGACGGAAAAGGTGATCAATACCTCTGGATTGGCGAGTTCTCTGAATAACCCGCGCACCGTTTCGAACGAAACTGCGCTCCACCCATATTGATCCAGAAAAAACAGAGACCTTTGACTGCGCCCCTTAGCTTTGATTGCCGCGACAATTTCAGGGGCTTTTTCATCAAAATCACCCGTGATTATATGTATATCTCGGCCTATGCGCTCTGAGAACTCAGATTTTTGGATCTCTTCCATCAGGAAAGCGGTGTGATTTACTTTTCTATCCACGAAATAGAAATCGCAATGAATAGTAAATCCGTGCTGTCTGGCGTTGGCAAGTTCGATCTCTGCTGCTTTGACTGCTCGAAGTAAAATTAGTGGCGACCCGGCGGTGACCGTTCCGTTTAAATCATAAGCGCCGCCGCCGCAAAAACCATCGACTATTGTTAGCCGCAGTTCCGTTTTCTGGAGCATCGGCGACAATATGTGCAGATATTTGCGGGTATAATCTGCAAAAACCTGATGCTTGGCCAAGCTGTGTGCGCCAAGTTTTGGTAGTGGTTGACCGACCTTCCAGCCATAATGACTGCTCATGCGCTATGCCTGCTACGCTGCGTCTTGGGTTGCCTGAAATGGGATCTGACGGCAATTCGCCACCTTAGCTGACATAGCTAAGGTATTTAAGCCCCGCGCTAACCAACTTTCTTGTTGCTCAGGCGAAAATCTCCTCGATGGTGGACGTCCCGCGCCCGGTCTTCGTGACCTTCATCACCTGTGGCACCCAATCCTTCAGGTCGCTGTGGCTGATAATGAAGACGGTTCCGCGCTCGCGGGCCTTCTCCTGAAGGATCATGGTGAGCCTCTCGACGCCGGCTGGATCGAGGGCGTTGTCGATCTCGTCGCCCACGAATAGCGGGATCGGCTTCGAGGCCCGGGACGCGACCAGGTCCTGGAGCGCGAGAGCTGCCGCGATGCGGACCTTGCGCTGCTCGCCGCCCGAGATCGCCGCGAACCGGGTCCCGCCCAGCGCGTGGTCCACCTCGATGGCGAACTTCTCCTTCAGCTCGCCGGCCTTGTTGCGGGTGAGCGTCGACCAGGTCGCCTGGATGTTGCCGTCCGAGAGCGTTCCCAGATACTTCGCCGTCTGGGCGTTGAGGTAGGGCGTCACCTCGTCGAGCATCTCGGCCCGGGCGCCGGCCGGCGCGAACACCTTGCAGACCTCCTCGGCGATCTCGCACTCGCTGATCGCCGCCGCGTGCTTCTTCTGGGCCTCGAGCACGGCCGTCTCGCACTCGACGACCCGCGCCTCTGCCCGGGCCTTCGACGCCGCGTGCGGGTTGGGCTTCGCCATGAGCGCCTTGATCCGGTCGGACTCCTGGCGCGCCTGTGCGGCCTGGGCGTCGATGCGGTCGGCCTCCCGGTCGTAGGCCGCGATGGATGCGCGTAGCTGAGCGCTGAGCGTGTTCGTCGCGCTCGCGTCAGTCATGCTCGCGCGATGCGTTTCCAGCGCTGTGCGCGCGACTGTGAGCGCTTCTGATGCGCTCGCGTGATCGCGCTTCACGTCGCGCAGCGTCAGCAGCTCAGCGCGCAGGTCGGCCGCGGCCTTCTCCTTGGCCGGGGCGATGTCGTCGGCCGTGTAGGGCTTGGCGCAGGTGCCGCACGGGCAGCCGACCTGGTGATCCATCTCGTCGTGCGCCGCCTTGAGCCGGCGCGCCCGGGCCGAGATCGTCTCGATGGAGTGCTGATGCGCGTCCACCAGGCGCTGGGCCTGGGCGAGCTCCTGCACCAGCCGGCGCTCCTCGGTCTGCTCGCCGGCCAGGCCGTTGAGCCGGGCGAAGGCGTCGGCGAGCTGCGCCCCCAGGGCCGCCTTGTCGGTCTTGGTGAGCTCGGCCCGGGCCGCCTTCACCTCCGCGACGATCGTGCGGACTTTGTCGGTCATCTGGGCGATTTCGAGCTTACGCGCATGCTCCCATTCGGTCAGCTCACCGTCGCACGCCACCACCTGGGCACGCGCGCCGTCGAGCAGCGAGCCGGCGCCGGTCAGCACGAGGTTCGCCGACGCGCAGGCGGTCTCCGCTCCCCGGAACTGGGTCAGGGCGACCTTGTGGCCCTTCTCCAGCACGGTCGTGCCGGCGGCCTCCTCGACGATCACCTTCAGGTTCTTGTCGGTCATGCCGGGCAGGTCCGGCATCTGGTCCTGACCCGCGAGAACGGCCGAGATGAACACCTCGCGCGAGGCGCCGAGGATCTCGATCACCAGGGCCTGCGTGAGCTTGTCGGTGCCCTTCGTCAGGTCGTGGGTGTCGCCGGCCGCGTCGAGCAGCAGGACGCGCAGGGCGTTCTTGCCGGCCTTGTGCTTGCGGTGCCGGGCGATCGTGTAGGTGAGGTCGCCTTCCTGGATCCGGGTCGCGACCCGGGTGCCCTTCTTGGCAGCCCAGTTGATGACGTCGTCGCCCGAGATGCCACGGCTGGTCTCGCCGTAGAGGCACCAGAAGACGGCGTCGGCGAAGGAGCTCTTGCCGGCGCCGTTGGAGTCGGCCGACGTGTCGGCCTGGTTCTCGCCCTGCACGAGCACCAAGCCCCGGTCGGACATGCCGACCCGGGCGCTCGCCAGGGTGAGGAAGTTCTCGATCTCGACGTCGAGGATTTTCATGAGGCCGCCCTCGGGTGCGCGACGGGGATCAGGAGGTGCTGGAAGTCGCGGGTGTCGATGCGCAGGGTTGCCGCGCCATGACCGTTGCTGAGCTGGTGCTTCTTCCAGAGCGCGATCATCCGCTCAGCCTGGACCGCGAGCGCCGGCTCGCCCTGGCCGAGCTCCGTGTCGAGCTCGTAGCCGAGGGAGAAGCGGACGCGCCCGATCAGGTCTGCGATGGCAGCCTCGGCGCCCAGGTGGACGACGGACTCGACGCCAATCCATCCACGCTCGACGTCGTCGGCCTCGGGCTTGATCGTGAGGTCCGTGACGAGGAACATCAGGCTGCCTTCTCGACCATCGCATTGACGATGTCGGCGTAGGAGACGCCGAAGGGGTCGTTCTCGGTCTCGGCGGCCGCCGGCACCTTGCCGGTGTGGATGGACGTGCCGCGCTCCGGGCTCGGAGCGTAGCCCTCGGGCGCCGTCCCTAAGCCGAACGCCTGCCGGTCGCCTGCGGACGGACGCCGGCCCTTGTGCGCCACGCTCGGCTCCATCGCCTCGGCCTCGACGCGACGGATTTGGTCGCCCAGCACCCGGCGGTAGTTCGCGACCGTTGAGCCGGGCAGGCCGCCGATCGTCTCCTCGATCTCGCGCGTGACCTCGCGGGTCGCGCCGCCGGGCAAATAGTCAGTGATGACTTGCTTGCGGACGTAAGTGATCTTGAAATACTGGCTCATTTTGCCCTCGCGCTCGTTGTTGCTCAGACGAATATAGCGAGACGATCTCGGGTTGTTCGCGGCTTATTCAGTGGCGGCGCGCACAGCCGAGATGATCGCCGCGGCCCGGGTCTTCACGGCGTCCATGTGCGGCGAGGCCTGGCGCTCGATGTAGTCGGCCACCGAAGCCTCGAGGCTCTTGGCCTTCACCGACGACGTCGAGGCCCGGGCGCTCGCGGTCTGCCGCTCCACGTTCATGACGACGCCCTTGGCGCCGAGCCGGATCAGCTCCTCGCGCAGATTGACCTCGTCGGCCTCGGAGAGCTTGAGCCCGCGCACCCGGACGTAGTTGCCGTCGACCACGTTCGGGATCTCGTCCGGGTCGGTCTCGTCTGAGACCTCGACGAACTCGGGCGCCCGGCTGGCGCGGTAGGCGACGCCGGCATCGTCCACCAGCAGGAAGCCGGCCTTGGTGCCGATGTCGCTGGCCGTCTGGTGCGTCGTCGCGCCGATCGACCAGACCTTGCCGTCCTCGAACGAGCAGTGGTGATGGTAGTGGCCGGCGAACACGCGCCGGAAGCCGAGCTTGGCCAGGAAGTCGGGCGTCAGCCCGTGCGCCGGCATGCCCGACAGGACACCGTCGATGCCCGCGTGCATCACCAGGTCGGTCTGCCCCAGGCTGCCGCGACGCACCGCCTCATCCGCGAGCGCCTCGAGCACGGCCTTGAGGTCGTCGAGCTTCGGGATCCACGGCACCATCGCCAGCGGCAGGCTGTCCAGGAGCTTCGGCTGCGTGATGATGCCGAAGCCCTGCGTGCCCTTGAGCGACTGGAAGGCGTTGCCGAGCTCCGTGGTCTCGTTCGACTTGAGGTCGTGGTTGCCCGGGATCGCGACGATGCGGAAGCCGTCGGCGAGCAGCTCCTTGATCCCCTCCGTGACGGGGTTGAACACCTCCGGGTCGAGCGAGCCGCGGGTGTGGAAGAGGTCGCCGCCGAACACCAGCAGGTCGCCGCCGACGTCGCGGGTGTCCGCGGCCGCGCGCTTCAGCTCGTCCACGATGATCTGGAGCCGCGAGTTGCGGCCGCACGGCAGCCGGGTCGAGAAGGCCGACCAGGCGTGCGCGTGGATGTCGGAGAGGAGGCCGTAAGTCATTGATACGCCAAGGTTGCGCGCGTCATTCGGGCGCTAGTCAGCAAACTATAGCTACTTGACGTTGGCTTTTGATCGGAGATGATGCCCCTCAGGCAAAAATTTCATACTACCCTACGGTCGCGGGTAGCCTTCATACGGAAATAATCGGAGTCCAGCGTGGACGTAGTGACTCAAAGTCTGCTGCGCGAATTTGCTGAAAGTCAAAAAATTGAGAAGCAGAACCAGGCATCTCAATTCGAGTCTTTCATTAATTATATCGTCGTCTCAGACATCTATCCTGAAGAATTTGACTTCAATGTCGTATCAACCGGCGAAGGTGAATTTGGACTAGATGGTATTGCCATCATAGTCAACGACGTAATTGTTGATGATGAGGAGCAGCTTGACGATATATTAGCTGCTTCTGCGGTGTTGCAAGTTCAGTTTTTGTTCATGCAGTCTAAAAGTAGCTCGTTTTTCGACTCGGGCGATATGGCGAAATTTTTCCACGCCGTTCTAGATTTTTTCAAAACTGACGCATCATTTGTGCAAAATGAAAAGATCTTGGAGCTGCAGGGTATAAAGAACAAAATCTATCAGTTTGCATCGAAGTTCGTGCGAGGCTTGCCGAAGATCAGTCTATACTACGCAACAACTGGCAGTTGGCAAAACGATAAAAACTTGTGCGCTATTCGAGATGGGTTTCTCGCTCAGGCTGAAGCGCTGCACATGTTTGCAGGAATAAATTTCACGCCGTTAGACGCATCTCGCGTTCAGAAATTGTATTTTAGAACGAAGAATGCCTTCAAGGCGAGTATCAATTTTCCGCAGAGTCTGTCTCTTCCGGACATACCGAACGTCAGGGAGTCGTATATCGGGTTAATAACGATAGGTGAATATCTCAAAATGATCTGTGACGAGGACGGCTCCGTTCGGCGGCGGCTTTTCTTCGACAACATTAGAGATTTTCAGGGAAATACGCCTGTAAATGTATCTATTGCCGAAACCTTGAATTCGGACTCCAGTATCGAATTCCCTCTTCGCAACAATGGTATCACCATTGTTGCGAGAAAACTTCAACGCGTCGGGTCACAGTTTACGTTAGAAGATTTTCAAGTTGTAAATGGATGTCAAACTAGCCATGTGATAGCGGCCAATGCAGAGAGTGAGCAGCACTCTATAGCCATTCCCGTTAAAATTATAGCCACAGAAGATGAAGAGGTTACCAGGCAGGTTATAATTGCGTCGAACCAGCAGAATAAGGTTGAGCAGGATAGTTTCTGGGGTCTCGATCCGATCCACAAATCCATTGAGATATTATTTGAATCGAAGTCTGGAGATCAGCGACTATTCTATGAGCGCAGGCCCGGCCAATATAATTCAGTTTCGGGAATCGAAAAAGTTCGAATAGTAACTAAGGACTCGTTGTTAAAATTGTATGCGTCAGTTTTTATCGAGTCTCCAAACCAGGTTGGTAGGTATTACAAAGATCTCATACCTTTGATCGGCAAAAGTATATTTATTCCTAACGAAGAGATATACTCATATTATACGGCTGCATATATAGGATATAGACTTGAATTTATGTTTCGGACCAAAAGGATGCTTCCGGTTTGGAAACCATTCCGCTTCCAAATTGCAATGGCCGCACGTTTTATCTGTGAGCGCATCTGCAATTTACATCCTTCAAAAAGGAAGGGGCATGCTTATTGTTCGGCGATAGACAATTTGATGAGCAACGCAGATCTTGCTCAATCGGTATTTGATGAAGCCACGGATGCTATAATGCTTTCGATAGTCGACCTTAAAGACCAAGATGCCGCGCTGGACCGAAGAACTGCTAAGATGAGAGATATGAGAGATCGGTTGCGGGCGCGAACTTCCAAGAAATAATTTAGCGCTTTGGCATTTTCACGGGCGCGCGGCGGAACGCGAAGTGCTGCATGGGCAGGTAGCGCTGGAGCGCGCCGCCGCGGCCGGAGTAGTTCTTCGCGCTGGCCTTGTCCCGGTCGAAGAAGATCTCCGTGCGGATCAGCCACTTGTCGCCGGTGTCCTTGAGCAGCACGCCCGCGAACTCGATCTTGCGGGCGCGCAGCATCAGGAGGGTGGCGTCATCGAGCGCCCAGGCGGCGTTGCCCTCGCGCACTGCGTCCGAGATATAGCTCTCGCCCGATCGGAAAATCTCCTTGCGGTGCCGGTAGGCGAGGTAGACCTTGCGCCCGTCCGGCATCAGGTAGATGCCACCGTAGAGCCTGTGGCCCTTCTTGACCTTCTCCAGTAGCGTGACACGGGACGAATTCATCGAATGATCCGTTTTTTCTTGATCTGTTGTGTTGTCGCTTTGTTCCCGGCGTCTTGTTTCTGGTGGATCGGAGGCGCCGGCCAATTCACAAACCCGAATTTTTTCCAGTCCTGGGTTTGGTCATTAGTGATAACGGTAGGTTTTATGGCCGTAATCTATGCGGCTGGCGCATTTTTATATGATTTCCGGCGTGTGATAGGGCTATGGGCCGCGATCATATTGATCGGCGGAACAGTCGTCGGCCTTATGTGGCTTGCTGGGCTTTTGGCGTAACGATCAGGCAGCGATGCCGCGGGAGAAGGGGATGACAGTTGCATCGGGCAGGGTCCAAATGCCCTGCGCGCCCCGGACTGGCACCGGATCGTCGAAGGCTTCGGGCTCACGGACGCGCCAGGCGTAGCGCCCTTCCGTCCACCAGCCGTAGACCTTCTCCTCCTCCGTCACGTCCTCGAGGTCCTCCTCGCTGATCGGCTCGCACGAGTGCAGCAGCACGGTGCCGAGGAGGTAGCCGTTCGGCAGCGCCTCGATGTCCCGCGGGAGGTTGGTCTCGAAGTAGTAGCGGGCGAAGACCGGGTCCTTCATCGCGTCGCGCTGCTCGGGACGGACGATCTTGGTCGACGCGATGCCGATCCGCTGACCGATCAGAGCTTTGGGCGCGGGGAAGCCCCGGGTTTCGACGAGCTTGTGCCCATGCACCAGGAGCGACGCATAGGGGTTCCAAACGGAGATGACACGCACGACACAGTTTCCCTTCTGGGTAGAAACGTAGCGTCGCGCGAGTCGGGGTGAAAGTGCGATGGGCGCCTCAACCGACGATGAGGCGCCGCATCGAGCTCATGCGGCTTCGGCGATCGGGGCCGCTTCGGTCTCGCCGGTGAGTTCGACCTCCCCGACCACCGGCGGCTCGTAGGCTTTGGGCAGCAGCGCGTGCAGCTCCTCGAGGGCACCGGCCGCCTCGATCTTGCGGGCGAGCGCCTCCTTGGCGATCTGCTTGCCGTCCCAGACCACGAAGCCAGGCCGGCCCTCGGGCATCAGCTTCTCCTTGACCAGGAACTCGATCAGCGAGCGCTCGACGTCGAACTTCCCGAAGCCGTCGGGCTGGAACATGAAGCGCCAGGTGGCGCGCAGGAACGGCCGGGCGACCTTGTTCTTGGCGACCACACCCGAGACCTCGACGCCCAGGACCTCGGCGTCCTCGCCCTTGCCCTTCTGGATCTTGGCCGCGGCGCCGAGCATCAGCTTCTGGCTGTCGTAGAAGTAGGGCGCCTCGCCGCCCGGGGTCTTCCGGGGATCACCATACATGACGCCGATCTTCATGCGGATCTGGTTGGTGAAGATCGCGCAGACACCGAGCTCCTCGATGTAGAGGTTGAACGCCGGGAGGTGAGCCGACGTGGCGCGGGCGAGCGCCGTGTTGTCGTTCATGTTCCGGTCGGTCATGTCCTTGTCCTTGCCGGTCTTCATGTCGATCAGCGCGGACTGGGGGACCATCGAAGCGAGGGAGTCGGCCACGAAGCAGATGGGCGCCTCGGGCGCGATCAGCTTCTTGGCGCGGATCAGCTCGGCCGCCCGCACCATGATCGTGAGGCTGTCCTCGAAGGTGCGCGGCTTCTTGTAGAGGAACCGGCCGGGCGTGGTGTCGAGGCCGATCCGCTGGGCGAGCACGCCCGAGAACGATCGCTCGTGGTCCATGAACCCGGCGAAGCCGCCGGCGCGCTGCGCGGCGATCATGGCGCGCGTCGCGATGGCCGTCTTGCCCGAGGTCGACGGACCGGCCACCTCGACCTGGCGCCCGACGGGGAAGCCACCGTCCCAGCGCGAGGACAGGGCGTAGTTCAGCGGCGCGTAGCCGGTGTCGAGGAACTGGGTGACGGTCGCCTCGTCGTCGTTGCCGCCGACCAGGCCCTCGAGCGCCTTCGCGATGTCTGCTGCCGATGCCATTGTGCTCACTCCTCTTCGGTTTCCGAGGCCTCGTCGTCATCGACGAAGCCGACGTCTTCACTGCCGCCCGAGCCCGACACGATCAGGCCGCGGTCGTTGCCCGGGGTGCGCTTGGCCGCGTCGCGCACGTCGCGGCAGAACCGGCCGCCGAGCTCATCCACGGACGGGCGGCCCGCGGGGCGCGCCGGCGCCGGGCTCGCGCCGATCGGGGCGCCGGGCACCACGGGCGCGGGCGCCGTGGCGAGCTGCACGCCGCCGATCGCCGGGATCGCCCGGTCGAGGGAGAAGCTCGTGAGGCTCGCCGCCTGCACCGCGGCCAGCGCCTTCGTCTGCCCGGCGGCATTGGCGACGCCGATGAAGCTGAAGGCCTTCACGACGTCCTCGGCCGTCAGCTTCTCGCCGCTGCGCTCGATCAGCTTCACCAGGGCGGTGATCGAGCGGGTGACGGCGCCAACGCCGGCCTCCAGGTTCTGCTGCGGGGTATTCGGCCGCGGCGCCTTCTTCTTCGGTATGCTCATGCTGCGGCCCTCAAGTCAGTGCTGACTCCACTCAGCGCGCAGAACGGCTCGAGCCAGCCGTCCAGGTCCGAGAGGAGGGAGTTGAAGACAAGCGCCTCGCACTGCTCGCGCACCGCGTCCGGGTTGAACTCGGGCTTGGTGAGCTTCGGCCGCACGGGCGCGGGGATGTCGTTGTGCATCAGGTCCATGATGCGCAGGTTGCGGTAGAAGATCTCCCGCTTCTCCTTCTCGGAGCAGAAGTCGGCGAGCTTCTTGGGCACGTCGACCTTGTGGATCTCGACCGCCTCGAAGAACCCGCGCACGGTGCCGAACTTGCGCACCAGGTCGAAGGCGCCGATCTCGCCGATGCCGCCCACGCCCGGGATCTCGTCCGAGACGTCGCCCATCAGGGCCTTCGCCTCGAGATAGGCCTGCGGGCTCGGGCAGCCGCGCCACTCGATGTCCTCGACCAGGACGGAGCCGTCGGCCTGCTTGGTCCGCTTCTGCTTCATGTAGCCGACCTTCTCCGAGAAGTTGGAGTGGGTCACACGCTTCTGCTGGACGGGCGCGTGCCAGGCGACGCCGGGTTGGACGAGCTGGAGCCAGTCCTTGTCGCCGGAGATCATCAGGATCTTGGCGCCGGCCGCGATGTCGGGCGTGTAGCGCTTCACCAGGATGCCGGCGAAGTCGTCGGCCTCGAGGTTGGCGGCCGAGAGCTGCGGCACGCCGCAGGCCTTCATGATCCGGTTGACCAGGGGCCGCTGCGAACGCCAGGAGGCGCGCACATGGGCGACCTTCTCGTCGTTCTTGGTCACGGGCTTGGCGTCGCGCGAGCCCTTGTAGCCCTCGATTTCCTTCTTCCGCCAGCTATCGCCGTCCCAGAGCAGAAGCGGGCGCAGTTGGGGATAGGTCGCGACCATCATCCTGATGGCGCGAATTGTCCCTAGAACCCCCTGCGTCTCCTGCTCCCCAACCTTGAGGACCTTGGTCGAAGTGGCAGCAAAACCGATGTTATTCACGTCGATGAGCAGATGGCCCCGGTGCTTCATACGTGCCTCCAGGTGCGACCCTGCCGGATCGCGTCGACTACCGCCTTCGTCACCCCAAACTCCTTTGCGACCTTCAGAGATGTCGGATGGCCCGCGAGCCGGACCTTGATCTTGCGGGCGACCTCATCCGTGATGCTCGCGCCCGGATGCCGTTCGCCGATCGGCAGCGTGCCCATCCGCTTTCGGTCCTGGTTGTTCTCCCAGGGCGTGCCCCAGCGGAGGTTCGGAAGCTCGTTGCAGCCGCTGCCCCGGTTGCCGTGCAGCCCCTTGTGCCCTTCCGGCTTCGGTCCGACGAACGCGGTCAGCACGAGCGTGTGAACGCTGTGGTGCCGGTGCTCGCCTTCCTTCGAGAGGCAGACCCGGAGGTAGCCCTTGGGGCTCACCTGCTGGCGTAGGCAATGACCGCCTGCCTTCCGGCCGCGGCTATCGACGCGAGCGGGCTTGCGCACCCGACCCATGTCCGAGACCTCGTAGAGGTCCTCGTAGCCAACAACAGGAAGCCAATTCTCGGCCATCAGAGCCTCGCTGACAGGTTATGGGCGGCAGCCGGGTGAAGCTGCCGCCCAGGTGGAGGAGAGGGCGCGTGCGCCCTCCCGTTGCGAGGCTCAGACGCCGTCCAGCTCGTCGAGCAGACCGTCCAGCTCGGCGTCCGGCACGTCGGACCCGAACTCGGCGCCGGTCGAGACCGCCTTCGGGGCGGGCTTCTCCTCGACCACATCGGCCTCCTCGACCTCCTCGACGGCCGCGGCCGGGCGGGCAGCGGGCTTCGCGGCAGGGCGGGGCGCCGGGGCGGCGACCTCCTCGGGCTCCTCGGCGACGACCGCGCCGGTCAGCAGGCCGGCAGCGCGCTTCGGGGGCGCGATGGCGAGCGAGATGCCGGTGGCCTGGCCGATGGCGTTGAGCGCCTTCTGCTCGTCGCCGCGGAAGAACTCCTTCTCGATGGCCTCGAGGAGGTTGATCTCCTTGGCCTTCGTGATCTGGTCCTTCGTGAGCGGCTGGGACTTGAGCGCCGGCATCGGCTCGTAGCGGGTGTCTAGACCCTTGCCCGAGCGAGTGATGACGAAGTCCATGCCCTCGGTCGGGGACAGCGGATCCACCTCGGAGCCGTATTCCTCGATCATCGACACGATGGTGCCGAAGGTCGACGGGGTGAGCTCGAGGATCTGCGGATCGGGGCTCGCGTCGGCGCCATCGTGGATGATCGCCTTCACCAGCACCGACTTGCGGGTGGTCCACTCCTTGACGAGCTTGACGGTGTCGTCGTCGGTCGCGGCCTTCATCGCCTTGTCGATCGCGGCGCAGATCGGGCAGGCCTCGTCCTTCACCAGATCGTGGCAGCCGACGACAGCGACGGGCTTGCCGTTCTGCTCGGTCTTGATCCAGTGGACGCCGAGGTCCTGCCAGAATTTCTCCTCGGTCGCGATCAGGCGAACGCGGGTCTTGCCCTCTTTGAGCTTGACGAACTTGGAGGTGTTCCGCGTGTAGCGGTTCTTGGCGCCCTTAACGAGCGCCATCATTGCGGGGCTGAGTGCCATTGTTCTGCTGCTTTCGTCTTTGGCGATTTGCGCGGAGCGCTGCTGCCGGTGCTTGGTTGCTTGCTAAGACTTTCATCTGTCGCTGCTCTGTTATAGCGATCACCTGTTGGGTTTTTCGCTAATTCGCGCATTCTCGAATGGGAGAATACGGGAATGGGTGCCCTCAGAAGGGCCGGTGCCGGGGCGCCGGCAGGGCCGGGCGCGGCTTCTTGATCCGGGAGCGGATCCAGAACAGGGGTCCGAGGACCAGGAGGGCGACGCCGACGACCATCACTCGGACTCGGCCATCGTGCGGGCGGCCCGGGCGCCGACGCGCTCAGCGGCCGACTTGGCGTTGTCGGCCAGCTCGCGCTTGGCCGCCATCGACAGCTCGCCCTTCATCTCCTCGCGGGAGGTGGCGCCGGCCTGCACGAGCATGTCGCGCCGGTGCCGGAAGGCCTCGAGGGTCGTGTTGGCGACCTTCTCGATCTGCTTGGCCTCGTTCAGCGCCCGCTTGAAGGCGACCACCTGCGGGTGCCGGGCGATCTTCCGCTCGACGATGCCCTCGGTGATCTTCTCGCCGAGGACGGCCATCGCCTCGCGGATCTCGCGATCCACCTTGGCTTCCTGGTTCTCGATGAGGATCTTGATGTTGTCGACCTGGCGCGAGGCCTTGGCCGCCAGCACGCCGAAGTGGGCGAACAGGGACGCCTGATCGGCCATCGCGCTCGACAGGTCGTTGAGCGAGTAGGCGAGCTTCCCCTTGAGGTCCTCCTCGGCCAGGAAGTCCTTCACCTGGACCTTGCGGACCTGGATCTGCTTCGGGGCAGGGGGCGTCGGCGGCGTTGCCGATGTCTCGTCGGTCTGGGCTTCGTCGCTCATGGCTCAGACCCGCGGCGGGAACGACCAGGTGCCCGGCTGATCCGGGCCACCCTCGAGCACGCATTCCGGCAGCGGCTCGGGCTTCCGGCCGGGCGCGAACACCGTCAGCGAGCAGATGTCGCCGCCGTCGCCGGCCTCGAACACGCCGGTGACGATCGCCGCGTAGGGCTGATCCGAGATCGAGACGCGCTCGGCGTCCCTGGGGTGGTAGTGGACGATGCGTCCGACGCTGGGACGCTGGTGTGCGGGCATGGCTGCCTCCGCTGAGTGAGTAAGTGCTGACTGATCTTTTATAGCGAGCGCGCGTCGGGTTTTGCGTGGGTCGCGCTGGCTTCTGGTGTGGGTAGCTATGGCCATCCACAGCAAGATAAGTCAGCGCTGAATTGGTTTGAAAAATCGACGTTTGTGCTATCTTAGGGGGTGAGGGACGCAGGTGGCCGCCCGCGTCCCTCGGTGTTGGTAGCTGGCAGCGCTACTCGTTACATGAGCCCGAGCGTGATGGTCACAGACCACTCACCGCTCGGGTTTCGTGTAACCGTGACCCGCAGAAGCGGGATCATCAGCACATTGCATCACCTCCTCCCCTGCCTTCTCAAGACGGCGGCGGCACTCGCCGTTAACCCTCGGTCCAAGGGGGTCGCGTAGGGAGGAGACCCAACGAGGCCAATGTAGCAGGCAACTCCGAGTCTACAAAACCGGCCGAGCGTCTCGTCCCCAACATCCACCGTTTTGCGGGGGTCGGCCGTCTCTTGTCCCCGGTATCCCCAAGAGCGCCTATTGACTGACGCATTCTCGGGGCGCGTCGGCCGGTGTGGGCTTGACAGGCGCGATCAGTCGCTCATGAGGGCGGCGGCCACCTCGAACACCTCGTTGAGCTTCGCCTGCTTGGAGGCGTCGTGGAAGATCTCGCCCGGGGCGAAGCCGATCACGAGATTGGCGTCGAGGCCCTTGTGGTAGACGACCTCGCCGGCGACCTCGGACGCCTTGCCCTTGAAGTCGGGGATGAACTGCCGGACCGTGGTCGAGCCGAGCAGCACGATCACCGGCGGCTTGAGGATCTCGATCTCGCGGGCGAGGTAGGGCCCGTAGGTGGCGATCTCGCTGGCCGAGACCTGCTTGCCGGCCTTGGGCCGCTTGATGAGGGCGGTCCAGTAGGCGTCGGCCCGCGACAGGTCGTTGGCGTCGAGCGCCTCCTGGACCCACTCGCTGACGCAGTAGGAGCCGCGGTTGTCGTAGCTCATGCGGCCGGAGGTGTCCTCGCCCTTCGAGGGCGCGTCGAGGATCACCATGAAGCGCATGTTCTTGCCCGTGGTCATCTTCACCGGCATGCCGTCCTCGGCGCAGCCGTCCGAGTAGTCGGCGAACACCTCCAGGATCTTGATCCGGCTGTCCCGGTCGCGGTGCATCTCGCGGCTGATCGGGACGTGGGCCGTGATGAGCCCCGGGATCAGCTCGCGCTGGTCCTTGATCCGGTCCGGGTGGCGTCGAGGTAGCTGGCCTGGCTCGATGTCGGCGAAGGCGCCGACCAGGTCGAGGAGCCCGACGTGCTTGACGTTGCAGCGCCGCCGCTCGACGCGGGCGGTCAGGTCCTCCTTCGACTTGAACGGGCCGGCCCCGTCGCCCCGCGCCTTCAGGATGGCCTCGGTGGTCAGCGCCGAAATGCCCTTGATCCGGTTGAACGGCATGCACAGCCGCGTGTCGGTCACGATCTCGAACTGGTTGGTCGAGTGGTTGATGTCGGGCAGATCCACCTCGATCCCCATCCGCTCGGCGTCCTTCATCAGGCCCGGCAGCTTGTCCTGGGGCATCAGGGTGAGCGCCGCCGCGAAGAACTCCACCGGGTAGTGGGTCTTGAGATACATCGCCTGGTAGGAGATCAGCGTGTATTCGACCGAGTGGCTCTTGTTGAAGCCGTAGCCGGCGAAGCCCTCGATCTTGTCGAACAGCAGACCGGCCCACTCGGGCGTGCAGTCCACGGTCGCGACACAGCCCTCGACGAACTTGCCGCGCTCCTTCTTCATCTCCTCGGGGAGCTTCTTACCCATGATCTTGCGGAGCTTGTCGGCCTGCGCGCCTGAGTAGCCGGCGATCACCTGAGAGGCCTTCATGACCTGCTCCTGGTAGACGAACACGCCGTAGGTCGGGCTGAGCACCGGCTCGAGGAGCGGGTGGTCATAGTCCACGCTCTCGATGCCCTGCTTGCGCTTCCAGTAGCTGTCCATCATGCCCGACTCCATCGGGCCCGGGCGGTAGAGCGCGGTCGCGGCCGTGATGTCGTCGAAGGTGATGGTGCCGTCCTTGCCCAGCTCCTTGAGCAGGCGCCGCATGCCGCCGCCCTCGAACTGGAAGATGCCCGTGGAGATCGCGCGGGCGAAGTTGTCGAGCACCTTCGGCTCGTCGAGCGGGATCCGCAGTAGGTCGACCTTCTTGCCGCGCCGCTTGCGGATGTAGTCGAGGGTGAGCGCGATCAGGTCCAGGGTGTTGAGGCCCAGGATGTCCATCTTCACCAGGCCCTGGTCCTCGACGATGCGCTTGTCCCAGCACACCACCGGCAGATCCGGGACCGGCTCCTCGCCCTCCTTCGGCTTCGAGGGCGCCTTGCGCCGCTCGATGACGGCCCGCTCGACCAGATCGACGCCGCCGACGACGACGCCGGCCGCGTGCTGCGAGAGGTTGCGCAGGCAGCCTTCGAGCTTCTTGGCCGTGTCCCAGATCTCGGGGTTGCCGGCCGCGAACGCGCCGATCTCCGTCACCTCTGCGGCGGCCTCGGCGAGCTTGACCGGCTGGCCGTGCTTCTTCGGCACGAACTTGGAGCAGCGATAGAGCTCCTCGTTGAGGCCGAACACGCGGCTCACGTCCCGGATCGCCGAGCTGGCGCCCAGGCGCCCGTAGTTCGAGACGCCGGCCACGCGGGCGGTGCCATACTTGCGGATGAGATACTGGAACACCTCGTGCCGGCGCTCGGACATGAAGTCGAGGTCGGCGTCGGGAAGGTCGATACGCTCGGGGTTGATGAAGCGCTCGAACAGGAGCTCGAAGCGGAGCGGATCGCAGTCGGTGATCCCCATCAGGTAGGCGACGAGCGAGCCGCCCACGGAGCCGCGGCCGGGGCCGACCAGGATCCCCTGGCTCTTGGCCCACACGACCACGTCCTGCACCAGGAGGAAGTAGCCCGAGAAGCTGAGGTTCTTGAGCACGGTCAGCTCGTAGCGCAGCCGCGGCTGGTAGACGTCCTTGAGCTCCTGGTTCGACGGGCGGTGCCCGAACACCGGGGCGGTGAAGCGCTCGTGCCAGCCCTTGGTGCAGGCCTCGACGACCGCCTTGAACTCGTCGGGCGCCATGATCGGCAGCGAGGGCGCGGACTTGGCCCAGGCGAAGGTGACCATGTCGACGAGGCGCGCGGTGTTCTTCATGCCCTCGGAGAAGCGCCCCTTGGTCGGCACGCCCCGGAACTCCTCGAGCCGCTTGGCGGCCGCCTTCACGTCGCGCACCAACTCCTGCAGGGTCTTCGGATGCAGGTCGCGCACCGGGTTGAACCACGCCCAGGGCTCGGTGAGCTTCACGTTGCGGGTGACGGCGTTCATGATGTCGGCCGCGTCGGCGCTGCCCTCCTCGTAGAGGGCGGGCGCGGCGACCAGCGTCGGCAGGCCGAGCTCCTCGGCGAGCTGGAGCGCCTTGACGTTCTGGGTGTCCCAGTAGGGCGTGTCGATCGGCACCAGCGTGCAGAACGTATTAGACGCGCTCAGAGCGTCGGAAATCTTCGTGAGTATCTGTGACGCTGACTTGTGCGCGACGACGCTGTGCGCGTCGCTCGTCGCGATTGCGACGTCTGCCGCAGTCACGTTCGCAAGCTCTGCATAGAGATCGTCGAAGGAGAGCTTGGCGTTGTTGTAGAAGCGCTCCTCGGAGTTGGCGAGCGACAGCAGGCGGTAGAGCGCCATCAGCCCGGCCTGGGAGAGAACATACCAGGTCACGAAGAACTCCGGCGGCGCCTTCTTGTCCTCCTTGGTCTTGCGCCAGGTGACGTCGTCCACGAGCCGGAGCCGGCAGCCGATGACGGGCTTGATCCCGGCCTTCTGCGCCTTCTGGGTCAGCTCGATCAGACTGGTCGCCGACATGGTGTCCGTCACGCCGACGGCCTTGGCGCCGGCTCCAACGGCCCGGTCCACGAGGCTCTCGATCGACAAGATGCTCTCGCCGATCGAAAAATTGGTGCGAGCCGCTAGGACCGCGTGCATGGAGATCTCCGGTTGTTGGCTTGAACTTTTCGGGTGGCCCAGACGCAGTTGCCTGGCTCGTAGGGGCCGTCGTTGTTCTTCCGCTCGATCGTCAGATTGCGCGGGCGCTCGCCCATGTCGGCGAGGAAATTCTCGAAGGTCTTCCAGTGCTCGCACACGGTGATCCCGCGGGCGCCGTAATCCTTGTAGGACTCGTTGTTCGGGTTCGTCGTCCGCTGGATCATGTTGGACCAGCAGACGTAGGTGGGTGAGCGCTTGCTGTGCCCGTGCCGGATGGAGCGGGCGCTCGTCGCTTCGTTCTTGGCGCAGCCGCAGGACGACGTGTGACCGGACTGGAGATCCCGTCCGGCCGCCCTTGCTGAGCCGCCGCAGGTGCAAAGGCACCTCCAAGCGGCGTTGCCACCCATGACGCCGTCGCGCGCCTCTACCGTGAGGCGCCCGAAGGTCTGGCCCGTGAGATCGACCAGCCGGCCCATCATTCCGTCCTGAGTGTGAGGCGGCCGTTCTGCTCGATGGCTGCGCCGAGCGCGGTGAGCGCCTGGAAGGCCTGGGTCGCGTGGGCGGCTGCGGTGCCCTCGCTCCATTCGAGTTTGCGCATGAAGGCGGTCTTGAGCGTCGCCCGGTCGATGCCGGCCTTCATG